GGTATTTTGACGGCCGATTTAATTGGGGCCTATGGGGAGCTTCGTTGAAGGACGAACTCGTCAAGGAGCTCAAGTGGGAAATGGGTGATACAAGATTGTTCACTGGTGGTCCCATTGAGCACCTCATAGCGTGTGTCATGCTATGGGGCCCGGTCTTTGATCGGATGTATGATCATTGGCGCGCGCATTGGTGCGTGGCCGGTTGCTCTCCAAAGCACGGCCAGTGGCCCAAGATGTTAAATAGATTTCAGGGAATGTTGTTTTTCTTAAATGGAGACTTCCGCTGGTTTGATACCTCTCAACGCGCACCTTACTTTAGAGGAATCGGCGAAGTGATGTCGTGGTTGACATACGACAATCCAGCAGCCTTTGTGCTAATGGAAGAAGCTTTGCAGGCTCCGGTTGTTACCTCAACAGGAGAAGTACTTGGTAAGGAAGACGGCATGCCTAGTGGCGCTTTTATTACGCTCGTGGCAAACTGTCTTATGGATGAATGCCTCATCCTGGCCGCACATTATGATGCTTGCGGCCCCGATCATGACCACCTCACGGCCGCAATCATGGGAGATGATAACGGCATTGGTGTGATGCAGACCTGCGGACTCACGCGAGACACGCTGGTGACGTCGCATGAAGGGCGTGGATTTGCACTGAAAGAGTGTGCCCAGCATGAAACGCTCGATGACGTACGGTTTTGTGGTCTCATTTACAACAATACAGGCTATCACCCACGTGAGGATAAGTTGATTTGCTCCCTCGTGTATCCGCGTATGACAAAGACGTCTACGCCTCTCGACTATCTGACAACAATTGGACAAATCCGCGATGAGTTAGTTTTTTCTCCCCGCGTTGCAGACGTTGAAAGATGGTTCTACGCCGAAGCCCACCGGTTAGGTGTAGTCGCGCACTTGCGATCGCGCGAGCAAGCACGAGCGATTTGGGAAGGTACCGAGCAACAGTTTGTTTCGGGCACCAAAGAGTGTCTCAGTTTCAATTCTGAGCGCTGCGGATATTAAAGGAGCTGCATGCGTGAGTTTTAATCTCTTTTAAAATGTCTGGTAGAGCTATTGTAGTGCGCAGGAAGCACCACAATACAGACAACGACTACGAAGCCGCGTTTACACACGTGCAAAAAGGTCGTCCGCAAATGAATATGGGAGGCAAGAAATCGGGCGGGCCCGCTTGGAATACCAATGCGGCCTATGATGAGCCTGAGTACATGAAAGCACT